AAATAAAGATACACCGTCACCTGATGTAAAGCTTCCAGATGGTAGACCGTTAATCAATGGATTAACAGATTTGACTTGTTTAGTATTCGCCATAGATCTAGCTAATGCTTTTGTATATCTACTAGCAAGTCTGTCATACAAGTTGTCCTCAATTGCTTCTTCAGTTATAGCGAAGGCAAGAGCTACAGTTTCGTGGCTGTATCTTGCAGTGTAAGTCTCTTGAGCATTGTCAAAAGTTACACCAGAACCTTCTGGCTTAACTTGAGCTTGAGCGAAACCTGATAACATAACTTCTTCTTCAAACGCTCTGTCTGAAGATTCAGTAGTGTATATTTCAGCATGCTGATTCTCATAACGTTTATATTCCAGACCGAATAAAGCATTCAAACCTGGCTCTAGTTCTTTAACTAGTTGTCCTCTAGAAATGGCCATAGTTATCCTCCTTATACTCCATTTACATTCATGTCTAGCTCGTGTTCGTTAATTCTAACTACCCAATTCACATTGGCAGCGCCAACTGTATTGTTTGCAGGATCTCTAGATAAACCTAAGATCTGTAGTGTAGCAGATGAACCATTCGCTAGAGTTGAATCATTTAATTCAACTTTTGACACGAAGTCTGGTGAGCTTCCAGCTGTATACTCAATATCAGCAACATTGAAGATATCAGTATTTGCAGAAGCGCCAGCATTGTTAGATTGTATTTCAAACCTTTGGTATGGGTCATCACTAATGAAACCAACAATATCAGTTGCAGTGTTGGATGCATTTAAATGATTTGCATACGTAGGCTTGCTTGTAGTCGCATCAGTAAAGAATACGCCGCCTAGTGATCCTAGTATTGCGCCTCCAGCTCCTGCTACTTCAATAGTACCGTCACTTTTCATTTTGACAGCATCTTGAAAGTATATAGCAGTTGCCGAAGCAGCTATATCGTACTCGGATAAACCACCAGCGTCTCTATTCTGACCAACTTTTCCGATCGGTTTTAAACCGAACGCAGCGTCTTTATTACTTGCCATAGTTGTGTCCTCCTTATAGACATTTTTAGTTTATCCTTTGATGGTTAAGAATTCTTTTAAGACTTCTTTGAGCCACCGAAGGTTACACGTGACTGCCTTTCAATATTGATTGGCATGTCGGGGTGCTGTTCCTTCATAAGATCAGAATCAACAGCTTTAACTTTATCATCATGCATTTTTGCATAATATTCAGTTCGCTGTTTTGCGATCTCTTCAGGTACCCTTGCCAGCACAAGGCCACCAACTCCGATCACTCCCTTGTATTTGCCATCTTCAACAATAGGATAATCGCTATCAGGATATTCATCAGCTCTTACTAATTCGTATCCAGATCTTAGTCTCCCAGCGATATTCTTAGTATCTTGGAATCCTAAAGATTCAGCTCTTAGCCATCTATGTTTGAAACCTGTTGGCGCAGGGGGTGCATCTAAAGATGACGGTGGAGACCAAACTTTTTTCTGAGAAGTTTTTTCTCTAGTTTGACTCGCACGTGGGGTTCTTTTATTATTATTTTCCATATGCTTAAACCTCCTTCGTGATATTTAATTGTTTCGCATATTCTTCAAGTGGCACACCTAATTTTTTAGCGATTGCTACCTGTGAAGGTGTGAGTCTTACAGTTTTGCGACTAGATTTTGTAGTACGTTTTGCCGAAGCGACAGTTTGTACTGGCTTAGTCGTTTCCGTAGATTCTTTTGTATCAAATTTATGCGGAAATTCAAGTCTTATTCTCTTATCAATTTCAGCATAATAATCATCACTTGATGGATCAAAACCTTCTTCTTCAGTTAACTTTTTATGAAGATCAAAGGCAGTATAGGTCATGGCTGTATCTTGACCAAACCATGAGTTGTTTTGGGCCCATGATTCAGCTTTTGGATCAGGTGTTCCTCTAGCTGCTTCTCTTCTTTCTAAGTTAATTTCAGGTTTTGATACCTGTTTCTTGTTGTATTCTTCTTGAGCAATTTTTGTTTCCTCAAGTTTTGCTTTTTTATAACCAAACTCAGATATAGCTGTTAAAGCTTCTGCTTCAGCTGCTAAATCATTTGCTTCTCTTGCTGCTGCAAGTTTAGCCTGAGCTGCTTGTACACCTGAAGTAATACTATCTTCTGTAGACTTCAAGTATCCTGGTTCAAGCTTCGAGAGTTTATCTTCAGCTTTCTTTTTAGCTATGATCATTTTTTCAGCATAACCTAAAGCTTCTTCTCTTTGTCTCTCTGCTTCTCTCCATTTATGAGTTAACTTTGATATTCTTTTCTTAACGTCTTTAGAATATTGTTCTAACTCATTATCTTCTTTTTTACTTGTGTCTGCCTCTGTCTTTGTTTCTTCTAGTTTAGTCTCACGTTCATTTTCGTAAGTCTTGTCCTCGGAAGGTTGTTCCGTTTTTTCTTCTTTAGGTGATTCAGTATTAACTACTGATTCATCTTTTTCTTCTTGCAGTTCTATCTCTGCACCTGGACCAGATGTATCGATATCAACTGTTTTTGCTTGTTCTTGCTCTTGCATAGTTTTCTCCTATGTTAATATTGATGAAGTATGTCTTCGGGGTTTTCGATGGTTGCTAAAACTTCATCATCGTTTAACAATCTTACTTCCCCACCATCGATCTGGATTCTTGATCCAGCATATCTTGCAAAAATTACCCAATCACCTTTTTTACACCAAGGTCCTTCAGGAAATTTTTCTTTATCATAACAATGTGGTCCCATAGCTAATACAAGTCCACATGTTGATCCAACTTGTTGTCTCTCTAAGGTATCTTGACCAAGAAATAATCCACCTTTAGTTTTTTCTGGCATTTTAAATGGTAGAACTAACATTCTCCATCCAGTTGGATTTGGTAATTTATTTGTTTCTTTTGTTTTTAAACGTTCATAGCCATCAACTTCTTTTTGATGATCTTGTTCGTATTTATTTAATAATGCTGGTTTAGTCTTTGTCTCCGAATCGGATGACGTTGTCTGGTTTGGTTTTAGTATCATTTTGCTCCTTTGGTTTTAGCAGGTTAGAGATTTCCTGTGATATTTTTAAATAGGCATGTGCCTGTCCCATCATATACTTGTATTTTTCCATATTGTCAATACCACCGCCAATCATGTTATCAGCAATGTTCTGATAAGCTTCTTTTAAATACTTTTGAATTTTACTTATATAAATTAATTCATCTTCCATCATTTTTTCTTTCCTCTTCTTTTTTGTAATAATTTTACTCTTGTGTGCCAACACCATTCAACACACTTAATAACATATGTTTCTACCCAAGATATAATATCATCAAGTTTTGAAAAAAAATTGTATAACCATTTATCTAGCATTTCTTATTGACTCCTTTCCTTTTTTAAAAATTGCAGCGACTTTATTTTTTCCCATAACTTTGGCACGCTGTTCTCCAACAGTTAAGATTTGAATTTTCCTCGCAAACGGTTTTGAAATCTTTTTAACTTTCGCAACAGTTTTCTTCGCGTCCAATGGAGTCGCGAACTTAATGCTGACAGTATCTCTTGGATTTTCATCTGTGTATAACCTCCTACCTGAACCTTTAGGCTTTTTTCCCGTTCCTTTTTTTGGATCCGCCATTTATAGCTCCTTTCAACATCTTAGCTTGTTTAGTATGAGCTTTAACTGCTTTGCCCAATCCTTTAA